CTTCAGTCAAAATATGGCTAGCCGTAGGATCAAAATCAAGCAAAGAAAAACTCTGTATATTTTCATTTTCATATGTTAAAAATCTATATTTGCTATCTGCTGTCTCTGCAAAAAATTTATCTTCAAATTTATTTATAGTATATGAATTAGGTTCTATTCTAACACATTTAAATAAATCTGTTTTCTTTGTTAAACAATTTATAACAGCATCATCAACTAAATTTTCACATTCTCTATTATTAGATAATACAAGATCACTAATTTTAGTATCTGTTATAAAAGCATTTTCAAACGTGTACTCTCCTTTTCCTATTAGAGCTGTCATATAAATATACTGATCATTATTTTCATAACGATATAAAGGTGGCGCTATCAAAGAAGGATAAATTTTAAATGTTCCGAAAATTTCAGGTATTGGCTCCTGGTTTTTAGCTCTCATTTGAGAGTCTTTCTGAGTATAAACAGTTCCGCCTGTTACTTCTTTTGTTTTTTGAGAATCAGGTCCAAAAAATTTATTTAATAAATATCCTAGTACAAATGATATAACTAAATTTATTAAAATATTAACTACTAGAGTAGCATTTTGTTTTACTATAATTTCTACATCATCATCAATAGTTATTATTTTGTCATAATTTACAGTTTTAATCAATTTTTTATTAACTAAAACCACTACTTTAAATCCTGAATCAATTTCATTTCTTAGATTAATTAATAATATATCAAATAAAGAAACATTATCATATGAATATTCTCTGAATTCTTGTAATTTTAATACATTTTTAACTATTTTTATATTTTTTTTCATTGTTTAGTTCTCCATAATTTTATAGAATGAAAATTTTGTATATCTTAAATTAGATTTTATACATTTATGAATTGGCTGAGCTATTATTCCTAATTTTTCGTCTGAATGATAAATATAATCATTATAATATAAGCCTACGTGGCCGCTTGTTCCTATCTCTGTCTCGAATGAAACTAAATAATATTCGTCATATTCAATCTCTGATAAGTCATACCTGATCAATCTTTCTTTTGCATATTCATTAGCTAGTTTTAGATTATAAAATTTTGAGTTTGGATTAGCATACCTTTGTAAATAATCATAAAATTCAGGTTGTACTAAAACTACGAATTCTACACAATTATATATTTTGCTACCGATTAAATCATTAGCCATTTTTTTATTAAACATATTTTAATCCCCTGAAAATTTGTTTTGTAAATTTTTCTTTAGGAAATTTATTATTAATTAATTCGTGAATTTTTGCTGATACAACTAATCTATTTTTTTCAATAGAAAAAGAATCAACTTCAAATTTTAAAGGACCCAAAATTGGGAATCTTGAATTTTGATCTGTAAATACTCTATATATAACATTAATAAATTCTCTTGAAGGATTCTCCATTAATTTTTCTATTTGTTGTATTAATTCAAAATTAACTATATCAATTGAAAATTGAAGAGTTGAATCTAATTTTTGAGAAAATGAAGGTGTTTGTACAGAGAAATTCTTAGCTAAAAATAATACTTTTTCGTTAGTTTCTAAATTTAAATATCGATCTTGTACATCTCTAGATATATAATATTTCTTATCGAAAACACTATGAGATATTTCTAATGTTTGAATAATTAATTGCTGTTTAGTATTATTCTCGAATAAATCTATTTGCTCTTTTGATAGCGCCATTTAATATCTCCATATTTTTTTAATATAGAGATATTATAGCGTTTTTTATTTTTTTTTAATAAATTTTTTTAGCGTCTTGCAATATTGTAAGATCCTGATAATGAATCTGCTATGGATCCCCTTCCTGATTGAAGCTGTTTTGATACTGTTCCTATTACATCTTCAATAGTTAAAACAGTATTTCCGTTCCCATCTTTTGAAGAAGAAATAGACGAAGCTGAATAATTATTTATAATAACGTTTGCTCCACCATTTGTCTGAGCTACTACTCCCAAAGACCCGTTAGAAGTCCTTGTTAATGGCATAATCGCTTCTGGTCCAGCTTCTCCGAATAGCGCCATTGGAGCCATTGTCGGACTTGTTGCTATAGAATTAGTAAAAGCACCACCAGTAGCGAACGCCTGCACTCCACCGCTAAAAGCCCCACCTTTTGCAAATCCGAAAAAGTCCGAGAATGAAAAAGATCCTTTATCACTATAACCACCACCGAAACCTGCGCTTTGCATTGCATACTGCATAGTTTGAGCTACTGTCATTTTAATAATCATTTCTTGAATAGATTTAATTATATCTGTGAAAATAGATTTAGTTAACTCTTTAAAGTCTCCGAATTTTTTACTTGTTCCATCGAAAAAGTTTACAAAACCACTATTTAGAGCGTCTGTTATATCTAATAATAATGACGTTGTAGTCTCTGAAACGTTTTTAGTTTCTGTTTCTAATTGTCTATAGAATGTTTCTATACCATTCTCTACTGTTTGAATTTTTTTAAGATCTTCATCTCTAGCTTTTTTAGCTTCTTCTGCATATTCTTTTTGTTTAACGATAGCCATTTCTTGAATCTGCTCTTGAGTTAGACCTAATTCTTGCCATTTCATCTTGTCTTGTTCTAATTGAATTCTGTACTGCTCTTCATAGTTTTTTACTACTGAATAATATTCTTTATTTGCATCTAATATTTCATTTTTAGCGTCTAATTCTTCTTTTAACTCTGATTTAATCCTTGCTTTTTGATCTTTATCAAATTCAATTTTCTGTTTTTCATTCATCTGATTAATTTGTTCTGTTGTTAAATTACCACGCTTAATCAATTCTTGATTAGATTTAGATACTGATATTGCAAATGAAGTCTCGTAATCTTTCATTGTTGTATAATAGTTTTCTAAATCATCTAGTATAGAATCAGAAGTTTTTTTCATCTCTTCTTTTAGATCTGTTAATGTCCCTTCTTTTCCAACTTCTGTTTTTACTTTTACTTTGATTTCTGTATCTTCAGATCCTGATTTTTCTATAGAATCTAAAAGTTTATCAAATTCTTGTTTTGATTTTCTTACTTCATCTGTAAAAATATCAACTTCTTGAGCTAATTTTTCAGTAGGAGAAACAGTTAACGGCACTTGTAATTTTGATATAAACGCATCTAATTCTTTTTCATTTTTATTCATTAATAACGCACTATCAAGTAAACTTTTATTTAACTCTACTTGTTCGTTTTTTAGAGCATTTATATAATTTGAAGATTTATCTATTTTACTATTCATATCTCCGATTTCATTAGAATAATCTTTAAACGATACTGCCTGCATCATTTCATACATTGATTTAACAGTTTTATATGTTATTAAATCTAAATATTCAAAATTTTGTTTCCATACATTTATAAAATTTATAACATAGCTACTAATTACCTTTAATCCTAAAGAAAAAGCATCTTTTACATAAGCTATAGATCCCCCAAGTTTTAATAAATCACTCATAAATTGACGAGTAGCATTAGCTAAATCGTACATACCTTCTTTATTATCTGAAAATCTATTAAATTCTGCTGAAATAATTTCTAATTCTTCCTTTAAAACATCAAATAATCCTGTATTTTTCATAAATGAATCTTGCATTTGAGAATATGAATCTTTTATGTTAGAAATCATACCATCATAAGATCCGCTTAATTTGTCCATATTTCCCTGATAACTATTATTAAATATAGCTAACAATGTTGATTTAATTATCTCTGCATTATTATTAATTAAAGCTATTTTAGATTTTCCTGACGAATCTGTCCAAGCATAACCTATTTTATCACCATTGGATGTTGCTGTTATACCATATTCTTTTAAACGCTCATTAGATCCTTGCATAGCGTCTGCCATCATCTCGACAGCACTCATTATAGGTCTTCCAAAAGCTGACGCTGTATCTCCTAGAGTTGCCAAAGTTCCATTTGTTGGGTCTATACCATAAGCTTTTAGACGAATAAAAGATTCTGTTAATTCTTTAACTTCGTAGGGAGTTTTTTTAGCAAAATCTTTAATCCAAGCAAAACTTTTATCTGCTTTAACTGAAGATCCTTCTAGTGTATCAAGAGTTAATTTCATTTTTTCGAAAGAAGCCGCTACGTTAACTGTATCCAACGCTACTTCTTTTAATGTTGATGTTAACATAGAAATACCTACAAATCCAGCTCCAGCTGCTGCTAGTCCTTTTATTGATGATGTTAAACTATTAATTCCTGTTTCTGCATTCTTAGAATTTTTACTAATATTATTTAATTCATTTTTTAATTTTGATATATCTGATGTATTTTGTTTTATATAAAACTCAATTCCAAAATCTAACATTTTGTAAACTCCTTATTTTTTTATTTATTATATATTTATTTTATTTTTTAACAAAAAACATATAATAATTCTGTGTATTATAAAAAGAATATGTTGTATAATCTGTTAAATTTAATTGAAAAAAAGCCATTCCAAACTCTACTGTATTTGCTGTAATTAAGAATTCTTTATTAACTGTTGCTGTTGCCATATTGCTATTGTTCGTGAATCCTGCAAAATTTTTAATAAAAATATAATAATCGTTCGGATTGAAAGCTGTGTTTAATACTGCTTTCCATTCTGATACTGCATATGATGTTATACCTGCTGATTTTGATTTCATAACACCATTTGATATAGAAAACCATTCATCTATTTTTTTCCCTACGTATTCATACTCAGCTGTTGGAATTCTTGGATATACACCGATTGATATTAAAGTCGGGTCTATGTTCCATCCAATAATCCATTCAATAGTAAAACCTGTACTAGTTTTATTAGTAATACAGGCATCTGCATAAATATTACTAGGATTATTATAAATAGTATAAACTATATCATAATCGAATAAAACAGGACTATTAAATGTACATACATATTTATTCCAAGCTGTATTTTCTTGTACTGCTGTCATTCCGAAATTAGCTACTGTGGCTCCTTTCTTTTGATATAACGCTATAAATTTCATTAAAAACCCCCTATATTTATTATTGATAAAGAAAAATTAGTTTTTACAGGATTAGACGCTGGATTATTAACATCCCATTCTATTCGATGTGGCACTGTGTGAATATATAAATGTTTACTAGTATTTGCTATAAAAGCGTCATTGTTTAATGATGTTATAATTGCTTGTTCTTCAATTGATGATAAAAATATTTGCATATTATTTTTATATACAAAAGAATCTTTAAATTTAATATCAACTATTCCATCTCTCAATACTGTAGTAGACTCTATATAACTTCCGTTATATTGACTAACTGTATTATTTGTGCTATTATAAATAGCTGTAAAATATGGCTCATTAGAAAAATCATAGATATTTAATGGCTTTTTAACTAATATCATATTAAAACCCTGAGCATATTCAAATTGACTATTAACACCTGTCATCTGATTAGTACTGCCAGCTATTGTTCCATATGTGATAGTATTATCTGTTTTAGAAAACTGATAATGATATGTCATAAGATTAGCTGAAGCCTGATTAACTGGATTAATAATAGTTATATAATCGTTTGTATTAAATGATGTATTTAATATAACATTAGATAATGATATAGTAGCTGATGTTATACCTGCTGACTTATGTTTTTCTATTCCATTGATAACTGAGTAATATTCATCTACTATTTTTCCATCTTCAACGATTAAATCTTCTCTATATACTACGCAAGAGACTAATTTAGGATTTAAAGTTGTACTAAAAGCTCCATAAAAAAATAATGTGAATCCAGTTCCGCCTTCAAATTTTATAACATCGATTGCTTGATATTGTTTTCCTACTTCATTAAAAACTGTACATAATACATTGTAATCTTCTAATATTGGCGTTTCGAATGTAAAAGAATAGTTATTATTGTTAGGTCTTGAGATAGAAGAAAAACCCCATCCTACAGACTTCATTCCGTTTTTTTCATAACCTGCTATAATTTTCATTAAAAACCCCCTGCGTTAACGAATACAATTTTAAAAGGAACATTTGCATAGTATAATCCTATGTCTGTTGTACATACATAAATATTATTTGATGTATAATTTAAAAAATCTGCTACTGTGTGAATAGATAAAATGGCTCTTGATGTTAATACTCCGCCTACTGATCCAGTTACATTTCCAAATATCATAATATTACTTCTATCAAAATCAGTCTTAAAAACTAAAATAACTTTTCCTGTTTCTGTTTTAACTATATTATCTAAATAATTTCCGTTTTTCTCTACGAATGTAGTCGGAGAATCAGGTGTGTAATAAATAGTATAGTAGGGCTCATTAGTAAAATCGGTATCAGGTAAAATAGGTTCGGGACCTGCTCCGTCATTTTTAGCTCCATATAATACTACTTTTTTACCGTTTTTATTATTAAATGTAATTCTTGATCTATTTTTAGTAATAATTTTTTTTTGATCTTTTAAAACAATCATTATAATGTCTCCTTTTTTTATTTATTATTATATCTTTTTCATAAGAAAATTAAAAATATTTAAAATTATATAAAAATTGTGTACATCGATGTCCCGATTAAAACCGTTGTACGCTCAAACGCCGACGTGGTGGGCATTCAATGGCTCGGACAACGGGACAACGATTAGATCAAAAACTATATGAGATAATATGTGTATACCATAGCTATATACTATATATATAATATAAATACTTTTTAAATAATTAATGTCCCTGATGTCCCATAGTGTTTAAGCCCACCACTACGGGCTTTCAGCGTACAACGATAGGGACATTGATTAGTGTTTTGTACAATGATTCTATTGTACATATTATATTTATTTGTTATTTTGTTTTAATTCTCTGTGTAATACAATTAACATATCAACGTAATCCTTTATATCGTTTTCTTCTACAGATAGTTTTAAATATGAAATAATATTACTTATATCTAGATTTCCATTCATATCATTCATTGATAAACATTGAATTAAAACATTAATAATATAAGTTGACGTTGTATTGTGTTTGTAAGGTCGTCTATGTATACACTCGAATTCTTTTGTTTCATTATTAAAATTATAAAAAGAATTATTTAAAGGAGCTGTTTTTAAAACGCAAGGGTGCAAGCCTGTTTTTTTGTCAGGCTTACATATTTTACATATTTTTTCAGAAAATAATATCCATCGAATTAATTTTTCTGTTTTTTTTTAATTTTTTGCATATCTTCAGTGAATATCTTCATAATCAATTTAGCAAAATCAGACGAATATTCGAAAATTGCTTTAATATTTTCTTTAGTACATTCTAATTCTTTATTATCTGCTCCTATCCCTTCCCAGGAAATAATACTTTTTTGTAATAAAAGAATATTCAATTCGAACATATCAATATCTTCTTTTTCATTTTCTATCATTGTAGATTTTTTCAAGCTTTCGAAATGTTCTACTGATGATAACGATTTCATAGTAATTTTAAATTCAGAATCAGCATATATAGAGCCTTTAAAACCTTTATTTTTATTTGTAATTTCGATAGTTTCTGCTTTAATTTGTAAATTTAGCATTATCTTTTCTCCTGTTTTTTTGTTTTATTTATTATATCAAATGAAGAAAAAAATAACAAATTTTAAAAGGAGTTAATATGGTGGTGGAGAATAGCGGGATCAAACCGCTGACCTCCTGCGTGCAAAACAGGCGCTCTCTCAGCTGAGCTAATTCCCCATATATGGGGGTTTCCCCCCAGAAGTTTTTATATTAATAACTTGCTACGTCGTTAACTAAATTAACAGTTATAGCGTCGTTAACACCGTCTTTAAACGGATTGTATGTTAAAGATACAGAGATTGAAGTCGGAGAGCTTATCTCTGGAGAACTTGGAGTTAATGTACCAGTTGGCATTAAAAACTCGATATAGTCTCCATCTGCTGATACTGCTCTAATTTTAAGATCGAATTTAGATCCCATCTTTGCTCTTTCAAGTAATCCTGCATTTTCAACTGTGAAAACCATTGTTAATTCTGCTGATACAGAAACCTTACCTTCTGAAATTTTTCCAAAAGATCCTTTAGAATCTATTGTTCTTTTACCTTCTGCGTTATTAGAGAATGAAAATTTAACACTTTCAACGTCTATAATAGAAGATTCAGAATCTGAAAATACTTCAGCTTCGAAATTTTGGAAATAAACACCGTTTAATAAAACTGAAGCGCCTTCTCCATAAACTATATCTCCAGCGATAACTGCTGCTTTTAAACCTGGCTCAAAAGAAATAACATTTCCAACTACTCCAGTAATTTTATGAGAACTATTAACGCTTGCTACTGAGCTATCGATAGCATAATCTTTTTCTAGAGCTCTAGAAAGATAAATTTTATTAGAAGAAATAACTTTAACTTGATAAAACTCACCTTTTTCGTCAATTTCTCCAATTTCTAAAAATTCACCTGCTACTAATCCTGCTGCTGAATCTACTTCAATAACAGAAGATCCTTTTTTTGCTGCTGTAGCTAATTGTGATTTTAAATTTTTAAATGTTATAACATCTCCTGTTTCAAAACCTGTAGCACTTAAAACTGTAATTGATTTAGAGTTAATTAAAGCTCCAGCTGTCATCTCTGTAGTAGCACTATCTACTGCAACAGTATTTAATGTTTCGTTTTTACCCATTAATTCATAAGTAGCATTTAATTGACCTTCTCCGCCTACATCTAGTGAAAATGAATTAATTTTAACACCTGTTGATAAATAATTAAGGTTTGTACCATTAAAAGATTTTTCAATGTTAAAAGAAGGCAAACAAGTATCACTAATTGAATATGTATGTTTAAATTTAGCACCATCTGCAACAGTAGCAACTGCTCCAAAAAGACCTTTTAACATAATACCTGTACTTTTTGAATCCAACGGACCTTCTAAAGAACCTGAAATCTCAACGTTTCCGAAACCTGCTTGAGTAGGGCTTCTTCCGCTTGATATCGTAGGACTTTCTACTGAATTTTGATTGTATTTTAATGAAAAACTATTAAACGGAACTTGAATAAACCCTGTTTTTTCTTGTAATCCGAAATCTGTTTCTTGTTTTAATTTTATAGAGCCGTTTGACCCTGAAATATCATTACACGCCATTTTTGTATCTCCTGTTTTTTGTTTTTTAATTTTTAATTATATCATATTTAATTTTTTTTTTAAAATTTAATACTAATAGCAATATTCTACATTAAAATCTATATAATTAACAAATAAATCTCCATCATTAACTCTAATAGCTGACGATAAAGAATCTAATTCTGTATATTTTAAATTATAATATTTATTATTTTTTAATAGCGTTAATATAGAATCTAATATAATCATATTTTGCGTTGGATTAATATTATAAATAAATATTCTTAAGTTTCCATTTTTTAAAAAATAGTTTTCTGATATTCCAAGCGCTTTAAAGTCCGATTTTGAAGGTGTATATTTTAATGAAACATATGGATCTTTTGAAATATAGTTATCATTAGAATCAAAACTAACATTACATAAATTAAAATCATCTTTAAAAAACTTATGTATATTTTTTATTATATATTCGTGTGTCATTATTTTTAGCTCCTTTTTTCAAGTGTTTTTTTCCATTGTCTAATAGTCGGTAATATACCTTCTGGTAGCTGTGCGCTACCTTCTGGTTTTCCATTTTCTGTACGTCTTCCCAGGATTAAAACAGAATAGGCATATTGAGTATTATTAGATATTTTAAAACGATTATTATTATTAGAAACAGGATTAAAAGCTGACCTTAAAAAACCTGTGTCAACAGGAGTCATCTCAATTATTTTTTCATTAAGAGAAACAACTTCTTGTTCTAATTGTTTATTTAATTTATTAAAAATACTTTTTAATTCATTATCTATATTCTGTCGTGTTAGTTTCATTTTTTCTCTCTGATAATCATTTTATAAATAATATTATCTAATCCCAATTTTATTTCTTGCATATTTTTAATAACATATGATATAGAATCTATTATAATTATATTATCTATTGATATTAATGTATTCTCTGCTGTACAAAGAATCTTTTTATCTCCTGATTGTACAGTATATGTACTCTCTAAAAATTCTCCTGATTGAAAAGATAAAAATATAGCTTTTTCATTAAATGATATATATGTTTTATCTTTTTGTCCAGTTTCTAAATTAAACTCTTCATATAGAAAAGAATTAATTGTTATAGAAAATCCGAATTCTGATAACATATCTAAAGCTATTTTTTTAAAATCTTTTGTTAATTGTAGCATTCTGTTATCCTCTGGCTAATTCTATAATTTTTGATGATTGTAAATATTTTTCTAATAATTTTGATGTAAATAAATTAATTTTATTTTTAAATTTATTTATATTTTTATTTTCAAAAAATTCTTGCTCTAGAACATCTAATTTATTTCTTTTTATTTGAGCTGATTCTTGTGTTTGAAAAATACTATCATCTGTAATTAATTGATATACGAAATGAGCTGTAGCTGTTTTAATATTATCATTAATAAAATTTGGATCTTCAAAATTTCTTGGAAATTCTAATTTTTGATTAACGTCATATTTATAACTAACATAATTAAAGAAATTATCTATTATTAGTGTACTATTGATTAAGAATTTTTCCAATTCTTCGTCTGTTTTTGCATTAATAACAGCTGAATCAATAAAAAAATCTGCATCTGATATTGATTTTAATTCTGCAACTGATATATAAGAATTAGCTGTTAATCTATTTTCATATGAATATGATAAAAACATTAAAACGCTCCTTCTTTAATTTTAATTGCATTATAAATAGCTGCATCTACTGCCTGCTCGAATCTTTTACCGTCTTTTGTTTCATAAGAACCGTTTTTTAAATAAATTCCTGAAAAAACAGGTGTTATATTTTCAATATCTATAATATTGTCTTCTTGAAAATTTTCATCTAAAATAGAATTAATAATAACTGTGTTTAAAGTTTCTGTTTTATTTTCTGATTGAATAACTGTATCTGTTTTAATCTCTGTATTGATAGTAGTTTCTTCTTCTGATGTTTCTGTATAACCTGTGATATCAATTTTGTTTTTTTCAATTAATAGCTCTAAGTCTGCTTTTTTCATATTCTCAGAAAAACCTATTTTATTATCTGTTAGAATTTGAATTAATCCTTGTTTTGTCATTGTGTCATCTCCATTTTTTAATTTATAAATTATAACTAAAAAATAAGATTTTTAAAAATTTTGTATTTGTTTGTGATTGATAGTTTTAAAAGAAGTAAATATAAATATATGGGGGAAAGACCCCCATAATTGTTTGCGTGATTACGCTTTTGCTTTGATAGCAACGAATGGTGTTAACTCTGCGTCAACTAATCTTTCCCAGTTTGCTGCGTCTTGTAATTCTGCAAGAGTTGGAATTCCTGCGTCGTTAGCAACGTTTGCTCCAATGAAAGAGTATCCGTTTAAGTGAAGTAAATAAGCCATTCTATTTAATAGAGTTTCTTCACCTGCTCCATTTCCTGATAATGGATTTCTGAAAGTTTCTACAGGGTATTCTACTCCTGCTGGTGCGAATGTAAATGCGCCTGCTCTTAGTAAATACGCTGTATATACATCTGCTGCAAAAGGAACTTTATTAGAAACAAAAACTCTTAAGTCATTGTAATATTCTAATTGAAGACCTGCTTCAGATGGAACTACTGAAAAAGAAGCTGCGTCTGCTTTTTTTAGAGCAGCTTTATGTTTAGGGTGCATAACAACAGCAACGAAGGCGTCCATATTTTCACCTGCTAACGCTACTGCGTCAACAAAATCACCATATTTAATAGTAGCTGCTGATACGATTACTGAGTCAGAAGCTTCGTCTGCGATATTAGCTGCTAAAGCGCCGTTTAATTGAGCAATTGCTCTATTAAAAATGTCTTTATTCCAGAATCTACCTACAAGCGCTTGAGCTGCTGCTAATGGATCTGTTCCAGAGCCTAGTTCTTTAACAATTGATTTTTCAGCATAAGCGTCTGTATAAAAACCTACAATTGCTTGTGCCTGTACTTTTGAAATCGTTTTTGGAACAATTGCGTTATCGCTATCGTCCATAATTGACGGCTCAGAATAAGAATTCTCGATTATAACCGGGATTTGGATCTTAGTAGCTGCGTCTTCTGATAAAACTTTTGCTGAAACTTTTGGATCTTGTGTGAAAACACCAGAATTAATCAATTCGATATTTTCTGCTGTGTTAAGTATATCTTCGCTAGTCCACAATTCTCTAACGAAAACGTCTGATAATTTAATCATTGTAAATCTCCATTTTTTATTTTTTTATTTTTATTCTTTTTAATTTAATTAATTTAATTTTATTAATCCAAATAAAATTTTCTTTAAATCCATAAAGAAAAACTTTAATTAAAATAAATTATGAAAAAATTATATCATAAAAAAATATTTAATAAAAATTTTGTTTTTGTGTGAAATATTGCTGATTATTTTTTATGTTATAAATACTATAGAATAGATATTATCTATGAAATATATTTTATTGATTGCGTATATGATTGCGGATGTAAAAGAAAAATGAGATATCACTAATAGCTAAGAAAATGAAGGAAGGATTTTTTTGTGCTATGTTTTGTAGTGATATCTCAAAGAAAGAAAAGAAGTAATTCTTTTGAATTACTCCATAATTATAGCTTTTTTAATTTTGTATGTCAAATTTTAGAAATCGAATTTAATTCCTTTTTCTAACGCTCTCTGTTTTAATGTATTAGAAATAGTAGAAGTAGCTCCACCACTAATTTTATTTTTTGTATTAGTAAAACCTGATCCGCTTTTAACATCTTTAGAAAATAAGAATGAAAAGTCTTCTGAAGATTGAATTTCATCTAATTTATCTTTAACAGTTTTAGCAACTCCATTTTTTCTATCAATAGAGCCATCCTGATTTTTATAAATTAGCATTCCGTTTTCATCGAATGTTAAAGATTGTTTTAATTCTTGCATAATCAAAGAGTGCGCTTTAGCATTAACTGATTTAACACCTGAAGTATTTTTAAACAACTCTAATTCTAGTTTTTTCTCTAGAGCGTCTTTTTGTGCTGTTGTTAATTTTGTTTCATATTCTGTTTTAACGATAGAGAATTGATTCTCTAAATTAGATATTTCTGTTTTTAATTGTTTTTCAATCTCTGATTGTTCTGTTTTAACTGAAGATTTAATACTAGATATTTTAGTGTTAATATTTTCTTCTGATAATTCTTCTGTATCATCGAATCCTAGTTTTTGTTTAAATGTTTTTGATACATTTTTATATTTTTCTCTCGATTGTGTAATATCCAAAACTTTTGTCTCTAAATTTTTTACTTCTAGTGATAGAGTATTATAATTAGATTCTAAATTTGCAACTACTGATAGAGCTCCAGCTGTATCGCCAGCTTGTAATAACGCTTTTAATTGTGAAAACATTTCTTTCTCCTGTGTTTTTTTATTATTGTTTATTATAACTATTTATAAATAAAAAAACAAATTTTATATAATTTTATCTATTAAATTATATTCTAAAGATTGTTCTGCTGTTAAATATGTTTCTTTTTTAATTAATTTTCTTAATGTTTTGTCATCTATGTTAGATTTATTTTTAATACATCTAAAGAGTTTATTCTCTCTCTCTGATATATCTGTTTTCAAAGAATCCTTAATAATCTGTCCGTTTCCTTCTATTGAAAATGTGGCTGGATGTATTAATACACGAGCATTATTAAACATATATCTCTCAAAACCAGCTTGTAAAATCATACCGCCCATCGAAAAAGCCATACCTGTATTAATAGTATAAATTTTATTTTCTTTTGTTTCATTGAAAAATTTAATAAAATCATATATAGCAAATCCAGAATCTATCTCTCCACCTACGCTATTAATAAATAAGTTTATGTCTTCTTCTGACTCTTGATTAGCTTCTATAATTTCGCTTAGAATTCTTTCTGCAACGGCAACGTTTATTTCTTCAAATAGATATATTGATTTATTTTTAATATTCATTATTAAGTCCTTTTCTTTCTTTTTCTTTATTATATAAAAAAACAGTTTAAATTAAAAATTCTAACTCATCAATAGTAAAGAATTTACCTGTGTTTTCATTTATAAAATCTTTTATATCTAATTTATTATTTAAAAATAATTTAGCTCGTGTCTCACCCATTAATTTTATAGCTGTATTAGGATTTCTTCTCAAGAAACTATCAAAAGAAGTTTTACTATTCACCTGTTTCCCGCCTTCATCGCCTTTTGACGCTCTTGTATATGATAATTCGCTTGTTTCATCATATCTAACAATGATAGATCTACAGTTAAAATGACGTGGTGGCCTGTCTTCTATTGAATCTCTAGTGTTATAACCGTCTTTTTTTAAATATATTTTTTTATCAAATAAAATACATTTAGAAGAAGTCCGACTATCTAACGTTGATAAAGATATAAAACCTTCAAAATTGCCAACTTCATTATCAATCTTCTCTCTCACGTCTTCTCTTAATTGTTTTGTTATAGTTCGTGTGATAGTCTTTAATTTAGCATTAGAGCCTACTGATATAATATTATTTAATTCATTGATATAATTTTCTGGATTCTCTCCTGCTAATAAGTTCTGTGTTAAGAATGAATTTAATTGTCTAACTTGATTATTGTTTCTTATCTCTATCATATCTAATAATGTATATCCTAAAACCTGTTTTTCTGTGTTATAAATTTCATCAAGGATATTTTTATCTAATTTAATATCTAAAAATGAAGATTCTTTTTTATAGAAAAAATTAATATGATTAACTATATCTTGATTAGCATTAATATTAAACTCTGAATATATAACAGTTAATTCTTTTTTAATGTCTGTTAATAAAGCGTTAATTTGTCTTTTATTATAAGATTTAGTTTCATTAGATAATTTAGTTTTTAAATTATTAAATAATAATTCTAATTGTTCTACTGCTGTATTAACAGATACATATTTATATCGCTCAAAAAATAACTCTTGAGCTATAACTCTATCAATTTCTTTCATTTTATAGCTCCTAAGTTTTTTTTATAATTGATTTAATTCATCTTGTATTTTTTGTTTTTCTAAAGCAAAATCAAAATCTTCAAGAATTTCACCTTTAATTAAAGAATTCCATAATGTCTCTATTGATATTAAATTTTCTCTTTTTAATGATATTAATTTATCTATTGTATTGCTATCAATTGCTATATCTGAGAAATCTTTAAATAATTCTAAATTAAAATTATAGTTGTCTCCTGCGAATTCTTCGCATATCAAAAGAATTTTGTTAAAAACTTCTTCTAAAGATTTACTAATTTCAACTAAAAATAGACCTGAATTTTTGTCTGATATTTTCGCTTCTGTAGCTGTTCCAAAAGACTTTTGATTAAGAATATTTAAACTCATTTTATCCATAAAATCTTCTGTATTATGTATATAATTCTGCAATTTGTCAATAGAAGTACCTTGAATTTCTGATATCTCTACTCCGCCAGTTTGTTTATCATCAAATAAAAGGGCTGAGTTAGGTCCTATTTTAAGTTTATCTTTTGATCCACCATCTGTATCGTAGTTAAACAAAGATATAATAGGTGTTGCTGTCATATGTAAAATATAATCTAGATCTGAATTCTTATTGTAATGATGTAAATTAACATTAGCAAGATCATAAAACGGAATATCTGCATCTAAAAATCCTTTTTTAGACGAATATACAGCAAAAATAGGAATATATCCTAAATTATTTGTCCAGGAGTCAATCATATCGTAGTTTTTAGATTTTTGAAACACTTGTCCACCATTTTCATTTAATACAAAGAATAGTAAATCCTTTTTCATAGCTATTTCGCCATCTTCTGTATCTGTTTCTTGCACTATAACTATTTGAGATAGTTTTTTAATTCCATTTTCTATTTTAATTTTTTTTGAAAATACATTACCCCTATCAATTTGTTTAAGAATCGGATATACAGTATCATTTTTAGAGATAATGTTATTATCTGTTTTTAAAGAATCAACCCAGATATAAGTAAGCCCATCTTTTATCGCTTGTTTTGACGTCTTTTGCATAAAAATTTCTAAAGAAGAACCTTCACCATCAACGTTTTTAAAGAAGTTTTCATATTTTTCATCATAAGATAATTTTATACCTTTTCTAAATATAAGAGAGTTTAAATTGTTAATAGCTGGAGTTAAATAATTTTTAAAAATACTATTCTTAAGTCTTTCTTTATATTTTTCTTCTGTTTCTAACGTGAATTTATATAAATATTTGCTGCCATTATTTTTAACTGATTTAGTTCCATCATAAACATCTGAAATTGTCTGTAAATAGCTGATATTTTCTAAAAAATCATTATCTTTAAATTCTAGATTTTTCTTATTCATTTTTTTATCTCCATTTTTTATATTATTTGTTATTATATCAATTTTTATTATTTTTTTAAAATTCCATTTTGATTACATAGGAGAATCTATTTTATTTTTAAAATTCTCTCGTCTAATAGGAAATCTAAAAAATACTAAATAACCTAATGCATCTAACATATGATCATTATTATGTTTTTTGTCCGGTTCTCCAGCATCGTTATATATCTGTTGCTCTAGATTCTCTGTTAATGTTTTGCATATATCGCAATTAATAAAGAGTCTCTTTTCATTTTTCATATTTAAAAACATCGCTTGCACTGATAAAATTCTATCTTTAACAAGTGGGTTTTTTGCTCCAACTTTTACTATAAAACCTGCATCTTTTAATAGTTTTATATCTGACGTTGACGCATTAACGCTTTTTCTAGCGTTTCCTGCCGCATCTGGATATACATAGATATTAAATCCTTCGAATCTCTTTTTTATTCGTGAGATCATATCTGGAGTGTCTTTAGCACCGAATATTTCGTCTATTACAAATAATTTATTATTATGTATAATAGATATAACAGCACTCATTTTTCCGACGTTAAAATCCATCCCTATATGAAGATCTTTGTTGTTTTTAAATTCTTCTGAATTAATATTTAATGATGTATCGTGTTCGTCTCTATTGAAATTTGTATAAACCTGTGAAGAATTAAGATTAACAAATTCTCCATTCAAATACGCTTCGATAAGATTTGCTGGATATTGACTCCTTAAATCATTAACATAAGAAGAAGGCAAAAATATATTATTTTCTGTTCTACCACGAATTATTTTAAATTTTTCTGAAGGCTCTTTACCCCATTTTTCATAAACAAACTTGAATCCTTCTGGTGTAGTAGTAATACTGCACGTATTAAGTTCGTCATTATCTTTCTTTAATCTGTTCCTAGCAATAATTTTTTCGAATGCTTCTTTAGCGTGATCTTTTTTTAAAGTGTCCAACTCATCTATTCCACAGTCTGCGTGCTCATAACCTATAATTTTATCTGAGTTCTCTAAAGATCTGAAAATAATCAATCCTACACCATAGATATTAAGTATTTTATCTGACTTATTCAATGAATATTTTATTTTCATTTTTGTTAATATTTCTTCAAATCTAGGAAAAAGAATCATTTTAATTAGATCATAGGTAGGCTCATATAAACCATATATATATGTTTTTCCTTTCTTTTTAAAAGACGGTCCATACTTATACATATAATGTAAACATCTAAATATAGCTGATTCTGTTTTACCACAACCGAAACCACCTATGAGAGCTGGGTATTGAGCATCGCAATTAACAAATTTATGTTGATGATCTAATAAATTAATTTTTATTTTAATTTTATTCATATTTTACTCGTTTACATTAATAAATTCGAAACCTTCAATATCATAAGAATTTTCTACCTGAATATTTTCTTGATAACCACGTTTTCTACCGATCGTTTTCAAATAAAACATTTGAGCAATAACATTTCCTTTTAATATATTATTAAATAATTTATCTTCTACTATATCTATTTTTTCGTCCTTAATATCTTCTACTATCTGTTTGAATGTAGCGTTAGAATCAATCCAATTATAATAAGTTTGTCTATGAATATGTACTGCTCTACAAGAAAACGCTATATTTCCGAATGATTTTTCAAAAAAATATAAAAATACAACGTGTTTAGATTCTAATAATTCATCGTCTATATATGATTTATAAATAGAATTAGATAATATCTCTGATCTAGTTATTTTTTTATCTTTTTCTTCATCTGTTAATTCATTTGATGTTTCGTTTGATTCTACTAAATTATTTTTCATTATTTATCTCCAAAGCTGAAATTATTTCTTGTGAATAAAAAATTATCTCTACTAGTTCTTTTTTTAATTCTGTTTTTTTAGATTCTGATAATTCATCTAAACATTGTTTTTCATTAACAATTAATAATATCATATGAAAAATAGAAGAGATTCCTTTTATATCTAGTTTTGATATTTTTCTGTATTTTTCTATATCTTCATTGAAAGACTCTAATATGTCATTGAAAACTAATCTATATTTCTCTAAATTTTTTTGTTCTGATAACTCATCGTTTAATTTAGATATCTGATTAAAGAGTCTTTTAAACTGAATAGAAGTTTTTTTATGTCTATCTATTAAATAACTCATATGTGTGTAAATAGCATTTAAATCAAAATCGTATATTTCTAAAATTTCTTCGTATAGTTCGTCTATTGATATTAATTCATTATTTTGCATTTTTATTCTCCAACTTTTTTTCATTATATATTTTTTTAATTGATTCTATTTTAAATTGATTCTCTCTATTAACAAAAAACAAGTCATTAATAAAAGTTTTTATCTGTTTTTCTTCATATGAAGAAGGAAAACTTTTTATTTCTGATTTTTCTAATAAATTATCAGGAATTTGTATATTACATATATCAATGTATTTTATCTCTGTTTTAACAATAAATTCTTTTTCAGCACAACCTGTTAATAATAACATAATTATTAATAATAATATTTTTTTCATTTAACTAACTCCTGATCATTTATATTTTTTAAATCATTAAATAGTTCTTTATATGAGCTATTATTATCTATGTTTTGTTTTATAACTGTTTTTTGTTCTAATGATTCTTTATCAAATATAATAATAGATTCATATGATTTTTCTAAATACATTTTTTCATTCTCATACTGATTAATAGTAAAATTAAGATCATTTTTTAATTGAAGAATATTATCTTTATATATTGATATTGATGTTTTCATTCCTGCATTTTCATTTTTTAGTTCTTTGTTTTCATTTGAATAATTATATATTTGATATTTTAAAAATAATATATAAAGAATTATGATTATTGCTAAAAAAGAAAATAAATAATCTTTGATTGATAAACTAGATAAAAGAGCTTTTAAATATGTTAACATTAGTTTTCTCCTGTTTTTTATTTTTATTATATCTTTTTTGCTTTTTTTTAACAATTTTTGAAATATCTTATGTACATCGATGTCCCGATAAAAACCGTTGTACACTCAAACGCCGACTGTATCGATGTTTTGAAGCCCGGACAACGGGACAACGATTAGATGAAAGACTTTATGAGATAATATGTGTATACCACCATAGCTATACTATATATAATATATAAATACTTTTTAAATAATTGTTGTCCCTGATGTCCCATAGTGTTTAAGCCCTAAAGTAGGCACTTAGAGCGTACAACGATAGGGACATTGATTAGTGTTTTGTACATTGATTCTATTGTCCATATGTTTTTCAATGAAAAATAATTACTCTATTATTATGATGTAAAATTACTATAATATTATGTTAAATTGTCTCAATCTATAATATAATTTATTATTGACTCATTTCATTATAATAAATAAATATTCTTTTAACATAATTAGTAGTTTCTGTATATATAAAACCGGCTGCTTGAAAGTGTGGCTGAATTTTATCATACTCTATACAGTCGTCCTGTTTTGTTAAACATATTCTCTCTGATTTTAATATATTACCTGCACCTGCATTATATGCTGCAAAAGTTAATTTAAATTTAGTCTCTAGTGTTCTATTTTTATTATTAAAATATTTAAATTGCAATTGATCATAATAAACACCTAATATTATATTTGTTTTAACGTCAAATATATTATCTCTGATGATATCTGTATTAGAAAGAATTTCTTTGTGTTTTAGAATATCTTTGTAAGTTGTGGGCATTAGCTGCATTAAACCAGACGCTCCCACATATGACACGTCTGTTTCGTTAAGATTTGACTCTTGTATCGCTTGCGCTTTAATTATTTTATATGAATAAAATTCTTCATAAATAAAAAAACGCTTCTTATATTCTTTATAGAAAAGAATGTCATATTTATTAAAGTTTTTTAATTTTTTAATTCCTGTATATTCTGCTGCTGATATATTTAAACATAAAAACATTAATATTAATAATAATTTCATTTATTTTTTCCTTTTTTTTGTTAATTATATATTCTTATTCTGATATTTGAGATTTTGTTTTTTAATTTTGCTATAATTATGTTAAGAAAAGAAGGAGAACATAATGAAAATACAAATAATAGAAAATAAATTAAATAATCTAGATGTTGATTATAAATCATTAAGAAATTTGGCGTCATTATTTCTAGAAGATTTAAAAAACATAGATTCATTTGAATTTAGAGTTGGAAAAAGAGAAACGAAAAAAACTATTAGATCTCATTTAGGTTTTTTAAAAAATGGAGAAATAGTTAAAATATTTGTTGAAAATATATAGTTTTTATTCGTATTTTTGACGCAAAAGTTAAAAATTACTGTATAATATGTTATGTTTTAGGATTTAGAGTCCTATAACATATAAAGAAAAGAAAAAAAATACATAGGAAGGTATTCAATGAAAAATTTAGATACAGTTTTAGAGAAACTTAAAAACTCTATTATATACATTATTAATAGTGATAGCGTTATATCTGCTGAGCATAGAGATAATGTTGTTCTTGTTAAACAAACAAACAAAGAGACAGGTGAGAAATCTAATACATTAATTAAATTTGATTTAATTAGTTCTTTTCTAGAAAAAAATATAACTAATTCTAGAATTTATTCATAAAAAAAACAGGGAAGGTAAAAAATGAAAAAAGAATGTGGAAGAATAGCGCTTTTGAGCGATGTTGTAGAAAAAACAGTTTTAAATTATAATAATTATTTATTAGTAGATACATTTTCTAATACTATAATTACAGTTAAATTTAATCAATATTTTAATGTTGTTATTAAACAAATTAATAATAGAAATTCAATAGAGCATTCATTTAATAGAGATGAATTAAATAATTATCTATTAAACTATCTATCTAAATATAGTCTAACTATTTTAAGAAAGTTTTTTATCGTTGATCTAGAAAATAAAAATAAATTATCATTGATTGATAAGAAGGAGCTTTAAAATGTTAGAATATATTACACTATATGATGTTGTTTTATGTTTTTTTATGTATTGTTTATTTACATTAGTTCTTTTTGTTATTGATATAAAAAACAAAAATGATATTAACTATTTTAAAAATAGTAAATTAGATTTTAGTGTATCTAACAATGAGTAAAAAATACTGTTCTTGTATACCTGACGTTATATTTAATATAGATATATCTGAAGCCTGCAAATTGCACGATAATATCTGTGGAGAAAAAGGTCCTTTAAATCCTTTTTCTTCTGTTATTCCGTTTTATAACTCTTTAATATCATTGAGAATTAATAAAATTCTTGTTATTATGATAGTTTTTGGCGGAACTTTTGGATGTTTATTAAAATATCCTTATTTATTATATAAAAAAATTATCTGGAGAAAAGAAAATGGAAGAGAAAAAAATATACAATATTAATTTAAATACTGTTAAAGAAGTAAAGAAAATAAAAAATATTGAGCATTTCGAATTTATGTGTTATTTATGTGATGAATGTATGTCGTGTAGAAATGATGCTCATTTAAATATAGATAATTTATATAAATATATTACATATAATGATGATAGTAATATTAGTAAATTAATGTCATTATATAAAACTAAGAAATTAGAAAAATTAGTAGAAGATTTAATTAATGTTAAATATGAAAATTCTGTTTCTCCTGTTTTTTTAGTTGAGTTATTTTTTGAATTAGAATTAGAACATAAATTACAATTTGATCAGATGATTAAATTATTGAAAAGATATTTAAAATTTTAACAATAATCTAACTTTTTTCTAATTTGACTCCTATAACATCATATAAATAAAATTTAATAGGGGTCAATATGAAAAAAAGATTACTACTAGTGAATCAATTTAAGAAAATTATAAATACTGATTATGAATCAGATTTAAAAATTTTTAGCAAAACAGCGTTTAAAATTATATGTGATGAAGATTATTTTTTAGCAGTTTCAAAATATGAAAATAAATACATTATAAAAAAACATAATCTAATTAATCTAGATTATATAATTTATAATAAATTTATAATTATTAATAGATCTGTTTTAGTTAATAATGAGTTGATAAATAAAGAAAAATTATCTTTATTTTATTTTGAAAATATGAAAGAAGAAATTAAAGATATTTTATCAATTGATGAAACTATATTTAATTCTTTTATGATAGATGAATTTAACAAAATTCTTTATGTAAAAAATAGTACTAATAGAAAGAATTTATTATCAATATTCAATTTATTATTAAATTATTTAAAAATATAGCCAGTTTTTGGCTATCTTTATAATAAAATGTATTTTTTTTATAAAAAATGCAATTATTATTCGTGTTTTTGAGATTATTTTTAAAAATTACGGTATAATATGTTATGTTTTAAGAAAATGGGTCTTATAACATAGAAAGAAAAGTTTTTCTCGAAAGAGATTTAATGAATAAAAGAAATAAAAAAACCGACAGGAAGGTAAAAACAATGAAAACTCAAAACTTAATTAATGTATTAACATTTAATTTTAAAAACTCTAAATCAATATCTAAAGAAGAAATTCAAAATATGATTAATAACTGTAAAAACATAGAAATGTTAGAAGCGTTTTATTTAGATGCACTAGAAACTGGAAAAAACTTTACTGTAGCTAGTTTTAAATCTATTATTAAAAGAATTAATGAAATTAATTAATTCTTATTCGTGTTTTTGATAATAATTTTAAAAATTTAGATATAATATGGTATGTTTTAAGAAAATGGTTCTTATAACATACCAGTTAAAAGTTTTTCTCGAAAGAGATTCAATGAAGAAGAAAAGAAAAAATTACGGGAAGGTAAAAAATAATGAAAACTACAACTAGAGCTTATTTAATTAATATGTTTGCAGAATATTTTAAAAATTCTAAAAATATAACTAGAGAAGAAATTTATGAATCAGTAAAGGAATGCGATCCAGAAATTTTACACGAGTATTTTAAATTTAGAAAAACTACAAGATTTACAGTTTCAAGTTTTAGAGCAATGATTAAAAATGTTAAAATTCATATGAAAATTATTAACAAAATTAACGATAAAGAAGTTAAACAAAACATAGTACATTTTGAAAAAATTACAGATGAAGAAGAAAACTTATGTTATATTTTAACAGAAATTAATGATTATACAGATGAAGAATCTTTTTTAGATGATAATACAATTAGTCAATTAAAATATAAAAAAGATGAAACATTTGATTATTTATTTTATAATACAGAAGAAGAAATTAGAGAAATATTAACAAAAAATAATTATGTTAATATTGATATTGATACAATTTCTTATAGATCACTAAGAATCAGGGGGCTTTAATGTTAAATAGAAAAAATTTATTAGAACAATTTAATATCTATGATATATTAATTAGTAATAAAAGTTATAATGCAAGCGATGCAGATTTTTATTATCATATATTATTAGATGAAAAATTATGTTTAGATTTAGAATTTGAATTTATCATAACAGAATTATCAAGAGATAATTTTCAAGATTTTTTAACTATCTATAGATTAGCTAGAAAATTAAATTAGTTATTAGTGTTTTTGATAATAATTTAAAAAATTACAGTATAATATGTTATAAAACTTAATTTAGGTCTTATAACATATTAAAGTTTTTCTAGAAATAGATTTAAAAAGAAAGAAAAAAATTACAGGAAGGTAAAAAACAATGAAACGATTAAAGAGTTTTTCAATAGATGATTTTATTGATGATATGAATGTTATGATAGATGTTTTTTTTGAAACAGAATCAGCTGATTTTAGAAATAAAATGTATGATGATATTATGAAATTATGTATAACAAAAAGAATTAATAAAAATACTCTAGCAGAATTATTTATTAATTATAAATTAAAAGATTTTGTTATTAAAGCTGTTTTAAGAATTTTAATGAGACATTATATAGAAATAGATAATGAAGAAATTGAAGATAAAAAATTAGGAGAATTTTAATGACACGATTAGATTTTTTTTATAAAATTAGTAATGAAATTACATTTATATCAGCAGAAGAAAAAACAGAGATTAAAAAATATTTGTTAATAACAGATGATTTTTATGATATAGCAGATAAAATTCTTTATCTATTAGATAATGATAATCTAAATTATAAAAATTTTATGAGTGTTATTCGTATTTTTGATAATAATTTTAAAAATTAGTGTATAATATGTTATAAAACTTGAAATAGAGTCTTATAACATATTAAAGGTTTTCGCTTAAAGCGATTCAATGAAGAAAAAAATAAAAAATTACAGGAAGGTAAAAAAACAATGAAAGATTTAAAAGAAGTAAAACAGGTTTTAATTAGATTCGAAGATGAATCTAAAACAGCTAAATTAATACAAGAATTTGTATTTTCTAATTATGTGTTTAAAACAGGAGAAAATGAGTATGATTTTGATAAATATTTTAATATCATAAGTTCCATAAATAAAATGTTTTTAAACTATGATACAAAATATGCTAGAGATTCATATGCTCTAATAGAATTATTCTATTTTATTAATCTAAAACAAGAAGAAAAAGAAGAATTATTATCTTTTTTGAAAGATTATTTAATTTTTATCTAATCTTATTCGTGTTTTTGATAATAATTTAAAAAATTTAGATATAATATGGTATGTTTTAAGAAATTGGATCTTATAACATACCAGTTAAAAGTTTTTCGCTTAAAGCGATTCAATGAAGAAAAGAAAAGAAAAAAACCATAGGAAGGTAAAAACAATGAAAACTCAAGAAATAAATTTAATGTTAAAAAAACAATCTGAAACAATCATAGAATCTATGAATAATGTTTTAGAGAATGTTAATGTTGCTAGAAAAAATAGTGCTTCTTTTGAAATTATGGATTATGATTTTGATAATAAATATTTTATATTAGAAAATAATAATGATATAACAGTAGAAAATGATATCGTAGATGCAGATGTTATAGAAAAAAATACTGAATTACATATTTATACATATTGTAATACATATTTTAATGAATCTTTCGATAATACAAGAGATTTTATTATCATAGATAACATAATCTATCCGTCAAAAATGGCTTTCTATAAAATTTTTAAGAAAGAATTAAAAAATGCAGCTCTAATTACTGGTTTAGATTATAAATTCTTATGTAATGTATTTAATAAATACTCTAAAGAAGTAGTTTTATTTTGTTTAAATTTAAGAAGAAATAAAAAATATTCTTCATTTTTAAAACTATTATTAATATTAACTGATTATGAAACTAATTTATCTAAATTTGATTATAACGATGTTGCTACAGCGTATTATAAAAAAATGTTAAAAATAGAATTCAAAGAATTTTTAGAGTTAATCTAATGAAGACTTTATTTCTTTTAGCTATTATATCAGTGTTTTTTAGCACTGATATATTGGCAGAAACTAAATCTAATAATCTATTTAATAAAAAAATAGATAAAAAGTCTTTAGATAGTAAATTATTATCTAAGGATTTTGATAAAAAATATGAATTATTATGTAAATTTGAAAAATGTAGAGTAATTCATAAATAATTTTAATTCTTATTCGTAGTTTTGAGATTATTTTTTAAAATTACAGTATAATATGTTATGTTTTAAGAAATAGGTCTTATAACATAGAAATAAAAAGAGTTTTTCGCTTAAAGCGATTCAATGAAGAAAAGAAATAATAAAAAAACAGGAAGGTAAAAAAATGAAAACAATTAACTTAAAAAACTTAAAAACACTAACTAAAAGATGTAATTCTTATCTAACAGAAGATTTTAATACATATTTATTCTCTGTTGTTGCAGTAAATTATGATAAAAGAACTTGTGCAGTAGTAAAATCGATAGCAGATGGTTATTTATATTGTGATTTTTCAGATGAATTTTCTATAAAAATATTTTCAGATGAAATAAAAGAGATGACATTCGTAGAAGTAGAACAATTTTTTAATGTTTCTATTAATTTTAATGTAAATTTAGATAAATTATTATAAAAATATAGTATAATATGTTATAAAACTCATTTTGGGTCTTATAACATATTAAAGAAAGTTTTTCTCGAAAGAGATTCAAAAAGAAAAGAAAAAAAACCCATAGGAAGGTAATTATCAATGAAAAATTTAACAGCAGAACAAATAGAAAAATTAAACTCAATTAAAGAAACTGGATTTTTAGATGAGCAAAAAACTAAAAAACTTGTATATGATTTAGTTAGAGAAAAATATATTTTATTTAATTATATTAATCAAAATGACTATGATACAGACATTTTAAACAAAACAGAATCAGCTATGAAAATAGCTAAATCTTTTGCTAGTTTTGTACCTTCAAACGCTGTATTAAATGATACTAAAACAGTTAAATATGTATTTAACCCACGAAATAACGATCGATCGTATAACAGGGGTGGGATTACTCATATAAACTCTTTTGACATCAATAAGACACGATTAAACGACACTATGAGCGAATTTAATAAAGTGGATTATAGTTTTTTCTATGCAAATTTTAAGGCTTACAAATTATTACTATTAAATCTATTTTCAACTGAAGAGAGAGCAAATTATTTTATTAATTGGCTATCTACTATTGTTAATACAAGAAAAAAAGTTTTAACTTCAATAATTATCAATGGTGTTGAAGGATCAGGAAAAGGCGTTTTAAAGGACACCATAAAAACTATTTTTGGAGATAAATATGTTTTAGAAGCTGGCAACGAGATAGTTTCTGGCTCATTTAATGGTGAATTAGACGAGAAATTATTTGTATTTTTTGAAGAAATTATAGTTGATTATAACAAAAATAAACAAATAGCAGGAAAATTAAAACGATGGATTACTGACCCTGTTTTATCAATAAACGCTAAATATGGTGCTCAATTTTCAGTAGAAAACTTCTTTAACTGTATGTTTTTTACTAATGAAGAAAACCCGATCGAAATTAAAACAGGAGATAGAAGATATTCTATTTTTAAATCTCAGAATAAACTATTAGATATCATAGATGAGTCCGAATTTGATTCTTATAATGATTTTTTTAATTGTTTAGAATCTGAGAAAATAGATTTTATTAATTTTCTTTTTAGATTAAAATATGACGAAAAAGCGACATTGAGACCTTTCGATACAGAAGAAAAGGACGGTATCATTCAGAGCACTAGTACAAAAATAGAAATTCTTAATGGATTGTTAAATAAAGGACTTTATAATGAATTAGAGTATAAAATTGAAGAATTAATAGAGCTAAAAAAACAAATGAATCAGTTTTATCCTAGAAATTATAAAGAAATTTTAAAGGAAATTCAAGATGATATGAGTAAATCTAGAATTCAATTAAAACTATTGCCTTTTTTATATACTACTCTAGTAGACGAAAACGAAACATCAGTTATTAAAATCGGAGCTAAATTTAATAACCTAGGAGAGAAAAAATCAGGTAGGGGAATCTCTTACAGAAAATTAAATAAACCTTATAATTCAGTTGATACATCAGCAGAATTTATTAATAATAAAAATGTTGTTATAGATGAAAAATTTAATGAAATTATCATAGAAAATTCAGATAATGTATTATCTAAAAATGACGTAAAAAGAGTAGAAGTTTTTTCTTTTAGTGAATTTGTAAAATATGCTAAAGAAAACGAAATATCTTTTTTAGATATAGAAGAATTAGATAATGTTGTTTCTTATTATGATAAAACAACTAAAACTAATTATTTTTTAAATAAAGAATTGATAAATAAAGATCAATTATCATCATTAAGTAATGTTTTATGCCCATTTTAAACATTATTGTTAAAAATTAAGCTATAATAAAGAATAAAAGGGGAGTTATTCCCCTAAAAAAAAACCATAGGAAGGTAAATTAAATGGAATCAGTATTTTATGCAAAACAAAAGTTAAAAAAAATTAGTGATCTTGATAGTAAAGTTTTATATTTATTATTTAAACACTCAGCAAAATTATATAACGAAGCGTTATATTTAATCAATAAAAACTTCGAAAAAGATAATAAATATACTACATATGTAGACGTTGATAATTATTTAAATCATTGTAAAGATAATTTTCAATCAAAAAATTATGAGTTATTAGGTTCTTCTTTATCATTATCTATCATAAGAAATTTAGATATTAATTTTAAAAACTTCTTCAGTAATAGAAAAAAAGAAGGAAATCTTGAGCGCCCAACTTTTAGAGATAAGAACTTCTTTATATCTATTTTTAAATCTATTTATTCTGTTAAAGATAATTTTATAACTATACCATTAACTAGAAAATTTAGAGAAACTTATAATATTCCATCAGATTATAAATTACAGTTTTATATATCTAAGAATTTTCAAAAATTAAGCTTTAATCAAATTAGAATATCGCAGTTTAATGATAATAATTATTATTTAGTATATCATTATAAGAAAGATATTATAGAGAAAAAAGAAAACAATAACAACTATCTTTCTATTGATTTTGGAGTTGATAATCTGTTATCTTGCTATCCATATATTCACGAACAAAACGATCTAACTCCATTCATAATTAAAGGTGGAACTATTAAATTTATTAATCATAAGAATTTTTTATATTCAAAAATGCAATATGAAAGAAATAATAATAATTTTAATTCAGAAAAAATTAGTAAACATCTTCAAAAAAGAAATAATCAAATAGAAGATTATTTTAATAAATGTTTAAAATATATTATAAATTACTGTGAATTTTATAATATTAATACTATAGTGTGTGGTTTTTTTAAGAATATCAAGCTAAAACTAGTAGCAAAGTCTTTTTTCTATATTCCATATTTAAAATTAAGAAGAAAATTTAGAGATTATTGTTTAAAAAGCGGAATAAATGTTTATTTTATAAATGAATCTTATACATCTAAAACATCTTTTTATGATTATGAGAGTGCTACAAAAAGCGACGATTACGCTGGCTCAAGAGTGAAAAGGGGGTTATTTAAAACAAAAGAAGGCCTTCGAATTAATGCTGATATTAATGGTGCTGCTCAGATTTTAACTAAATTTATTAATTTTAAGATTAATGATAGAGAAAATATATTAAAAAATCCTATTATATTAAAGATTTCTTAATTTTTATTCGTAATTTTGCCGCAAAAGCAAAAAATTATGATATAATGTCTATGTTAAAGAAGAATATTATAGAATAGACTTCTTAAGATTTGATTTAGTCTTAACGTGTTGTTTAAAATAAATCATCCAATACCACGTCCTAGAGCAAGATTCTAGGACCTTTTTTTCTTACTTAACAAAAACAAACGCTTTAACTGCAATAGCGCAAAGAGCTGTTATAATCCCAAATCCTACTTTAATCATAATATTCTTAACTTTTTCTATCTCTTGTTTATTATCTTTAATTTTTTCATCTAAGTTTTTTTCGCTTGATTTTAAGAATTCTTCTTTAATACAAACTTTTTTATCTTTTTGTGTTTCTTTAAAATCTTCTTTAAGAGCCTTCAATTCTTTATCTAATGATATTAATTTTTCGTCGTGTCGTATTTGAGCGTGAAAAATTTCTGAGAGATCGTTTACTACCCTAGATAAATTAGATTGTTCTGTTTTTATAGCGCCTATATCTTGTTTTATATTCATTAACATATTAAACATTTCGCTATTTGATTTAGTCTCGTCCATTTTATAACTCCTATTCTTATTTTTTTACATAAAAAAAAGGAGTTATATACAATATATCTAGTGTATATAATTCCTGTTTATAAAATTATAACATACAATTATAATTATTAAATTTTTTAAATATCTTACATTAATATTAATGATGTAGATATTGCAACTGCTAAAAATCTAATTGAAAAATAGATTGATGCTGCTATATCATTATCAAAAAAGTTTTGTTTCTTGAATTCTTTATGTAATATATAATCTAAATTTCTTAATAATGTTATTAAGAAAATATAAAACACTGTTAAATTTAAGACCTTACTAACATATGCTGATGTTATAATATTTCTTAATTCATCTGTTGATATGAAAAAGAAAACAGAACACGAAAACGCTATTAATACTAATAACGTTAATACTGATTTATATAAATTTGATTTCATTTTTATCTCCTAAAATATATTTAATTTTTGTAAAAATTCTGGAATAACAGGTAATTTTATAGTAGAATTTCTTAATTCATCTCTAAAAACAATTAAAGAATTAATCTCGTCTTCTGATAATTTTTTAGGATTATCAATTAACAAAAGAAAATCTGTTTTTGTTAAAAAGTTTTTAACATTTTTTTTCGTCTCTTCTGAGTTAAATTCTAACTCTGCTTCTTCATCTATAATTACATTTTTATCTGAATCATATTTTAAAAAATATGAATCTGGAACTAAACTATCTTCAATTTCTATATAATTATTAGTTGATAATAAAAATTCTTTATTAGCATCTGATGATATAAAAACTCTATATAATTTATTTTCTTCAATTCTTAATAACATTCTTTTTCTCCTTTTTTTTATAAATTAATTATATCTTTTTTAGATATTTATTACAAATTATTATTTTGAATAAACAGCAATATAATAGTTTTGAGCACTATCTGAAAACTGAGAACTGTTATTACCGCAATTTCTAAATCTGATAACTCTCAATGATGTAGTCAAATGATAAGAAAAATAATCATAATACTGCTCATATATTGAAGTTCCTTTTTGAGCCTGGCCTATGATAGCGCAATAATTAACAGAAGGCAATGTTATAGAAAGATTTATTTGATATGTATATACATTAACTACTGTTAAAGAAGCAACATTTTTAGAACTAACTAAAACTCCATTTTGTACTACTGCATAAGCGATAACATTACCAGAAGTAAAATAAGTTTTCGGCTCTTTTTTAGTCCAATAGTAATTTTGTGTAAACGGGTCCATACCTGTATTAAAATCGTATCTTGAGATAAAAAATTCTCCATATCTTTCTACTATATCTCCTAACTCATAAACTTTTTCGCTATTCCAGCTCGAACACGTAGTATTTAATAAATTTAAAACTGATTCTTCAAAACCATAAACTGTTTTTTCGTCAATGTCTATATCTGTAGTTTGCACTGGTTGTTTTAACCACGTATAAAGTTTTTGTATATTCTCTGAAAATTTGTTTTTACATTGTGATAATGTCATTTAATTACTCCTTTGTTATATGATAACTATATTAGCTAAACAGTTGTCAGTCTGTGAAAAGGCCGGCGCTGAATAATATATAGTTTCTGTAAATTTAAATTTAAAACTTGTAGAGCTTTTGTCATAAACAGCGTAGTTTTGGGCTTTTGAGCCTAAACTAGTAATATGTACTGCATAATTTGTATCTGTTATAAACGCTGCTGCACTAAAAAATACTTGATAATTCAGGGGGTCTAATACTGATACTGACTCAATATTGTAGGACTCTAATACTGCTGGAACGTGATTAGAAGATAAATTTATCTGGTAATAAACCCAAGCTTTAGCCTGCTCTGACCCACGCTCAAGCTGTGTCAAAGATAATATTTTCCAAGTACCAGTATTATTTTCTGGTATAATATTAATATTATTAGTTAAAGCTAGATAAATCTCAAAATTATATGATATAATATCTCCTGCAAGATAATTTATAGTATTATTCCATTTTTTACCCAATTTTCTGCTTGAAGAAGATTCTAAATTTGCTATACAATCTACTCCCGGCTCTGTATATGTCGTACCTTTAGGATCGAAAAATACTTGTCTCATCAATTCAGACCATTTTTCTAATCCGATTTTTAATTCTGAAAATGTCATTTATTACTCCTTTATTTTTAAACTTTTGATATACAAGCGATAGAATATGTTTCTGCATCTGCTAATACAGACGCTAATGTACAATTCCAGGATTTAAATTCTACATAATTTGTAAAAACATTCTGAATCATAACATTAAAAAAATCATTATTTATATTAGTTTTTTCTGTTTTTATAATACATAGATAATTTAAATCATTAAAATTTTCTACAAAATGTACCTTGAAATGTCCCGTTGCTACTTTTTCTATAGCTAAAATAGTATCAGACCCACGCAATAGAGCACCTGCACCGGTAAAAAGTCCGAATTTGTCATAACCTACTGTTCCCGCAATCGTATTATATGTTTTAACAGTCCAGTTTGTTAATAGAGTTGGCACAGAGTTAATATTTGCATATTTAGCATAATAAAATTTATTTCCATAAGAGATAATGTCGCCCTTATTATATTTCTTCGTTGCACTCCAGACTGACCCTGTTTTATCTGTATTCTCTGTAATTATTTTTCTTAAAGAAGGAATTTCATCAAAAGAAGAAACGTTATCTAATGTTAAACAGTTTTCAATTATATTTAAACAGTCTTCTCCTACATCAATTGATTCTTGATATGTCATTTTATCTCTCCATTTTTTTATTTATTATACAATTTTTAATATAATTTTTCAATTTCGTATATTTCTATTATATCAAAATTTATATTCACACTATTTTCAGAAAAACTATTATTTATTTCTGAAACTATTTTAACAATTGAATTAACCATAAGCTCGTCTTTCTTTATATTAACAGAAAAAGGAAGCATTCCATTTTTAATAGTCATAAAATAAAAATCTTGGAAAATACTAAAATCCTTCTTTAACATAGATATGTTAACAGAGAATTTTTCTTTTGCTTTTTGCTCTAATTTTTTATTTATAATTAAATTATTATCATCACTAAGAAAAGTAAAATATTTTCCTTTTTCTTGAATGTAATTACTCAAATCAAATAATCCTAAAATTTTTGGAAACTCTTTATATTTTATCATTAGTTACTCCTTTATTTTTTATTAATTATTTTTAAATTATTCTTTATTTTTTCTATATAATTTAAAACTTGAATAGTTAAAATATCACAAGATACATTATTTTCAAAATCTGAATTAATATCTTTTAAACAATTTGTAATAACATCTATATATTCTAAAACATTTAATGTATCAATATCACAATAGCTATTTTGTTTTGCTAATACACAGTTAATAGTATAAATATCATTAACACCTTCTTCATATGATATTTGTAAATTATCATAGAATGAATAAATTTCGAAAACATTTTCAATCTCAAAATCAGCTAAAAAATTATCAAGACCTTTATTTAATGTCATATTATAGAATTCCATAAAATCTAAATATTCAATTTCTTTTAATTTAAAACTAACAGTAACATACACGATACCCTGAATTTTTGGACGTGTTTTTATTTGCTCATTCTCTGATACAAATAAAGAAAAATTTTCATCTTTATAGCTCATAGAAACAGGATATATACCAGTAATAAAATTTTGCATTTTTTTAATCTCCTTTTTTAATTATACATTCTTTCGTCGTAATTTTGAGCTGATATTTTAATTTCATTATCAGATATAGGCTCAATCTTCTTAACAATATATTCTTTAATTCCTATTTCTTCTGTTCCAACGATAACAGCTACATAATTAAGATTTAATAATGTTGCTACATCAAACTCTATAATATCAAAATAAATTTTATTAGTCCAGTGTTTTTCTGTATTAATTATTTTAACATAATTATCTAAATTAGTATTCTCAGATCTAATAATACAAAAATTATCTTCTGTATCATTTAAATATATTTCTGTTTCTAATATTAAACTATTATCAGCTGTATTTATATCAATTACAGAAGAAGAAAAACTATCATTAATATAATACTCAGCTATTCCTATTTTATCGTCAATCTCAGGTATAAAACCTTCTAATTCAGTATAGAATTCAGCAAGTTTTACCTGGTATAACTTCTTGTTATAACCCAGTTTAGCGTGAGTTGCTGCATCTTCATAATTAGTAATACCTATTAAAATATTCTCGTCAGGAGTCTCTCCATTTACAGGGTATATAACTGTTTGATTATCTCCATTTTCATCGATATATACAGAAGCGAAACTATCATTTTCTTCAATAGAAGAAAAATTATATGTTATTTTCAATGAATCTTTTTTAATATTATTCTTATCAAAGATATACGTTAATACATTTCTTTTTTCGTCTTTTTTAATCTCATAACCTGTTATAGTAGGAATTAATGTATAATCTCTAGGTCTTAATACACTATTTAAAGCGTCAAATACAGATAGTTTTTCTTCAAACATACAGTTTATAGGTGTATATTGAGTAATTAATTCTGCTCCGCCTAATTCAAGATAATCATAACCAGCTTTTCCCCATATGTATTTAATTGCATCTGCTAGAGTGTTAATGTTCTTTCTTTTAACTCTTAATCCTAATTTTAAATTATTTTGCTGAGAAAATATAGCACACGCTTTTAATCTAAAAATAACACACGTAGAGTCTGTATAATTTTGAATTTCATCTCTAGTTATAAAAGATTTAATTCTTTCAATGATATATGTATTATTTATATTATCACCAGGATTAGATTTAACAGTATTATTATAAAATTCTATATAATAAGTTTTTCCAGTTGCTACTGTAATCTCTATAGTATCACGAATAGGTGTTGAATACATAGACGTTCTAGTATAAAAACCGCTTGTATAGTTAACTCTGTTTCCTAACGCATCATAATAAAATAATCTATAGAAAAAACTAATAGTAGCATTAACAGGTTCTCCTGTATCATTAACTCCATATAAACCGTTAGAAGCTACAACATCTATTTCTATTTTATCTATGTTTTCATCTTTATTTAAACAAACCGCTTCAGTCAAAATATGGCTAGCCGTAGGATCAAAATCAAGCAAAGAAAAACTCTGTATATTTTCATTTTCATATGTTAAAAATCTATATTTGCTATCTGCTGTCTCTGCAAAAAATTTATC